AAGTTCTTCCTCTAAAAGGAACTTCAATTGGTGAAACGTTTGATGCAGGTAAAGCAGCTGCTTTGCATAAGAAAGTGAATTTTTCAGCGTCGAACTGTCCGCCACCATCACCCTGAACTCCAAGATTTACTCCTGGGGGGAAACTTGGAATAGTAACTTCAAATAGATTGGGGCGGGCGCCGCCGCCAGACATTTTAGTTTTAAATTGTGAGAGACTCTTGAGAGTAGCCATTTTTTTAATCCTCCTCTGTAGTTAATTTATAATAATGATCAAACAGTTCCAACAACTTCTTCGAATGCAACACCAGTTCTGGTTGCGACGAATGTTAGAGTTACGAAGTTAATGGACTTAGCTGGTTTCAGGAAGATATCAGCTCTAAACTCATTGTTATCAATAACATCAGGGGTGTTATTTGTTTCATCACACTTAACGAAGAATCCATACAGACCTCTCTTTGCTTGAACATCACGTAGATATGGTTCAACAATGTTAACAAAGTTTGCTCTCGTAATCTCATCGTTGAGTTCGAAGAGTTGTGCCTGAGCAGTTCTTTCGAGTGCTTGCTCGACAGTAAGGAACAGTCTACGGACGTTAATTCTGTCGAATGCTGATGCGTAACCAAGAGCAGTCTTATCACCGAAGAGAATAATACCAACACCAGGTTGATTGATGATTGAATTAATTCTCTGTGGATAAAGTTGATCTCTCTGTGCCTTATTTGGATTATATGCTAGTTTGATAGCATTATTCAGTACACCTCTCTGTTGTCCTGCAGGTGAGAACCAGGGATATGCAAAGATAGAAGTTCTTACACACAGACCAGCAACATCAGCGTTACAAGGAATGTAACGGAATCTGTTATTAAAGCGGTCGAAGGTGTACTTATATCCAGCATCAAAGATTGCATATGATGAAGATGCTAATGGAGAGAAGAACTCTAGAATATTATCAGTTTGAGTATCCGTGTTTGTAATATCAACAACATCTGCACGATGAGTTGAGATTACTGCAACACAGTCTTTTCTTCCATTTGCGATAGAGATTAGATGATTTGCCTTTGCTTGTGATTCAAATTTGTTTCCTAGTCCAGGACCCATAATTAGGTAATCAACTGCAATTTCATCTCTATTTGAGAATAAGTTATATGAAGTGAATAAATCACCTAAAGTAGCGGTCATTCCACCAGAAGCAGAATAATCTTGACCACCAGTTAAATTATAAGTTACATTACCTAGAGCACTGAAAGTTCTATCTTGTGCCTCTAAGTTCCATAGACCCTCTGCAGTTGTATTTACGGTAAATCCAGAGCTGAATCCTGTCGGAACTACATCCTCATTTACATTTAGGTCGTCAGAAGGATTGTCTCCGACATAAACATACTTGGAGAATATTGCAACGGCATTTTTCCACCAAATCTTTTGTGGGGAATTGATTGCTGAGATAGCATCAGTTGCTTTTGATAAACCGATCCATTTCTCTAGCAGATTTCCTTGAATACCAGTTACTGAACCAGTGTCGTCTACGATTACAACGTGAATTTCATCACTCTTTCCATTCCTATCATTAACGTATTGTGAAGTTCCTGGTTTTGGTGCAATTGACCTCCAGAAAATACTGGTATTGGTGAGACTTAAAGTTTGTTGGTCGTACCAGTCAAGGATTGGATTTGTACCAGTATTAATGGTGACTGAAGTAGTAGCAACTCCAGCATTAGTCACCAAGTCAACAGATAAACTTCCGCCAGAAGTAGCCGCTTTGAAAGATCTTAACTGGGAAAGTTGAGCATATTCAATTTTAGTCTCAGTTCCTGCAGTGTCTACTACAGAAGTAACTTTAACATCTAGGGTGCTAGCACCGACTCCAGTTACAATTCCCTTTAGGTAACCATTGAATAGTGATGTAGTTCCAATTCCTGCTGAGGGGACATTAGTAAGAGTAGTGGTTACTGCATATCCAACTTGAGCCATGCTAGTAGCAGCAGATCCAACATAAAGAGTTTGGTCTGCTTTATCGTCAATTACACATACCTTAAGGTTGTTTGCCCAGGAACCTGGACTCTTTGCTGCGAAGATGTAATTAGCAATATCATCGGCATAATTTGCCTCATAATCATCAAAATTCTTAATTTTTAGAGTTGGTTCTCCTGCGGTGGATATTCCAGAAGAATTTCTAATTGCGTTTGCATTTACTAGGTTTGTTCCATCAGTTCTTACTACTTTAAGAACACCGCCGTATGATAGGAAAGAGGAAGCACTCATCCAATACTCATATTGAGCATCGGTAGAAAGTGGTTTTCCGAAAACTTCTAATAGTTCATTCTCTGTAGTAATATCAATTGCGTCATCTACAGGTCCAATTGCAAAAGGTCCAGCAATTGCACCAATATTATCTAATACATTATCAGCTCTTCCTACAGTTAAATCAACCTCTCTGATTAGTACACCAGGAGATAATTGAGGAGTCGCCATGTTTTTCTCCGTAAAGTCTCAGTTTATCTAAAAAATATTTATTAAAAACTATATTTACGTGGGGGAAAGATGACGTGAATTACCAGTCAGGATATTCCCACATAATAGGAGGTGAATTGACTTTCTTAGAATTTTTAATCCTTTTTGCCGTACACTCCTTACATTCATAAGAATAAGAAGATGCTACTGCACCTCTATCTTTGCGAGTTCTGTAAAAATCTCCAATTAAATTTTTAACAACTCCACACACCCTGCATTTTCGGTCCGTAAGAAATAAATGACTTAATCCTATTTGCTTATCTATTTCCATATGATGATTTACATATATTCCCACATATATGATCTATCACCATATTCGTCTAGATACCACCTATCACCATCAGTATCAATAAAACTATTTTCATCTAGACCATCTGAAATAAAACCAAATGGAGACATATCCTGTTCTATCTGATTCTTCTGCTCCTCATATAATCTTTTCCTAACATCTTGATCGGTAAGTTCCTTAAAGTAATCTTGAGCTACTAACCAAGCATATATCACCAAACACATAGCTAGATCATCATTACATCCCTCTTCTGCTTCAAAGGAATTATGTTTTTGGATGAAAGTTGTTAATTCTGAAATTATATCATAATCATTAAGATATAATTTATCTTCTTCGATCATTGTCTTTAGGTTAAGACATCCAACCTTCTTTACAGTTTTGGACATCTTAACGCCAAGTTGAGTTTTCTTTCCCGAAAATCCTTGACCAACTATTTGACCTGCCCTACCTCTCATTGAGCACATTAGTAGATTATTATACTCCAAATCATACTGGAGAATACTAGCGACTTGATCACCAACATCATTTACTTCACATAAAATATACGCATCATTATATGCCGTAGCAGCTTCATGAATAATGCTTGGAAATAGCATTGGTTTTATTTCATTATTTCTATATTTTGCAACGACTCTGTGGGGGAACTGTGTTATATCAACTACAGCGAATGCAGAATAATCATTTCCCACACCCCTAGCAACGTCTACAGTTATTAAGTAGTCGTGATTTTCTGCAGGGTCTACATAAACATCCAATCCAGCACTTCGCGTCTTAGGGTGGTCATAAACTAGGTTCCTAAGCTTACTCGGTGCAATAAGAGTATCTACAGATCCTAAGAATTCACAGTTATGAGATACAATATTATTAGAGTAATATAAATGTTTAATTCCAGAATTTACAATATCATATAGTTCTATTGGTTCTTCTACGATTGTAGATTCCGTTAAAAAACATCCCCCATTTTTAGTATAGACTTCAGTATATACATCTAAGTCTTTTGCCTTTATAATCCCTTCTATAGTTGATAATGGATGATCCAGAGAACACTTAAGTTCCTTTCCATTTGTAAATCTTAAATGAATAAACCGATCTTTTTTTATTTTATTAACACCATAAAAACTTTCAAAACCAAAAGGAGTTTCTATTTTTAGGTTTGATATGTTTTTGACTACTGTATCTGGTAATTTCATTTTACTAAAAATTTAATACATTTTCTTATTACTTTTTCTGGATCTTTTTTGTAATCACTGTCCATAATATGCAAAACTTTAAATCCCCTTTTCTTTAAAAATTTATTTTTAATAATTTCCTTTTCTTTATCCCGATGCCAATAATCTCCATTATACTCTATAATTTTATTTTTATACATAAAATCAATGTGATATCTTCTTTTATTTAATTTCTTATGATCATTAAAAAAGATTTTATCTTTATTGTTTATGTAAATTGTTTTTTCATTATTAAGTTGTGAAAAGTTGCAATTACTTAATTTT